ACAGATCAATATAGCATTCCTACACCAGGTTATTAATTATGGCAGAACGAGTACAAGTACAAGGGTTAGGTGACGCAGTTCCAGGTATTCAACCTACTATTCAACGAGCAGGTCAATACAGTGTAGGTCAGCGTAGAGCTGGTAGGAATAAGTTGATGGACCTTGCTGATGCTTTGTCACAGGTTAATCCTATCTTACAACAGTACGGTAATATTCGTAGGTTAGAACAAGAAAGAAAGAAGTCGTTAGAAGAAGCACTAGAAAAAGAAGGTTACAGAGCTTATCAAACTGCTCCAGCTACTATGGCTGTTGAGTTAGAAAAGACACAAGCTAAGATTAGAGCTGCAACAGAGCGAGGTGAAATACCTGACGAAGCTAATGTACCTAGAATTATGGGTGCTTTGAAAGCTAAATCAGAAGTGTTAGCTAATAGAGATTACAGGAACATATTAATGAACCCTGAACTGTTAGAGAGTACAACTGATCCTGTAAAAGTAGTACAACAACAAAGAGAAGAGTTTTTAAAAAGAACAGAGTTTGAATCACCTAGTGTTAGAGATCATGTATTTCAACATTTAGAAAAAGTAGAGAACGAATTTGTAAATAAAGTAGAAAGTAGGTTGGCTGCTTTTGAAGTAGAGGAAGGTAAACAGAATTGGTTGCTTACTGGTAAAGACTCTGTAAGCCAAGTTATAAACGGAGAGCTAGATGTAAATGATCCCATTATTAAGAACTGGATAAATAATCCAGCAGGGTTGTTTAAGGGGTCTAGGAAATACGCTTGGGATAACTTGATGAAGGAGGAGTTAAAGGAAGGGTTAACAAGTGGTGCAGTTAGTCCTACAAAAGCTGTTAAGTTCCTTGACAGTTTAAGAGAGTTAGATTTAGGTGGTGGAGTTAAATTTGCAGACGCTGAGACAGGCAATGCTATAAGTGACTTCTACGATGTGATTGAAAATCAAAGAGGTGTGTTAGAAAATAAAGCAGCACAGAAAGCTAATCTTGAGTTTGATTTATTAAATAACGGTCTTGTTGATTCGTTGCTAGAGTCATTAGGGGAAGGAAACAATGTATCGTCTGTTGACGCTAGAAATATAAGAGAGTCTTATTTATCTTCTTTACCCAAAGCAATCTCTAAAGAAAAAGCTATAGATACTTTTGATAAGATTCTCGGTAATGTTAATAAGCCAGGAAGCGATGCAACTAAATTAATTACAGGTAAACTAGATACTCTTATAGAGGAAGGACTTGAACTAGATGTAGCAGTTTCAGAAGTACAAAGCACGTTTGAAAGTGGAGGTATAACAGTTACGGATAGAAATAGATTGTTAAAAAAGATAGAGGACTCTAGGGACTTTGACAGGTTAATTTATAAGGCTGACTTTTACAGGAATATAATAACAGTAGATGAAGAATTAATAACAGGGTTTGTGAAAGAAAGAGCAGCTTTTAGTGGTGCGACTTATGAGGTAGGTTATTTCACTGAATTGGGAGCTGATAAGGGAGGTAAAAATGGTGTCTATGATTCTATTGTAGATAAAAAAACAACATTTGCTGCTAAATCTTTTGTTAACAGAAGATACAATGCTTATGAGTTATCGTTAAGAGAAGCTTTTGAAAGTAAATTTAAAAGGTACGAAAGTGATCCTTCATTTACTCCAGAGCAAGCACAAGAAAAATTAATAGAAGAATCTCAAGGAATAAGAGATCAAGTTTTTAAACAATGGGAGCGAGAATCGATTCTATTAGCTAACAGTACTTACGACTTAAATATCGTAGTGCAGCAGGAGGAATTTATCTCGCCTGGTGTTATGAAGAAACTTAAATAATTATTATGGCTAAAGAAGAAACAGAACTTGAGAACATAGAAAGCAAAGCACCTGCTCTTAGTCAGGAAGAATTTCAGTTACTAAGTGAAGACCAACCAATCACTCAAGAACAAAAGGCTAAAGGTATTGCAGAGTTTAAAGAACAAGCTAAACCTGTTTTTAAAGCAGCTGAAGAAAGTATGCTTGAGGGAGTTCGTACAGGACAACCTGTCAGAGCGGAAGAAATAACAGGGCAACAGCAACAAGAACCCAAGCAAAAGTACGAAGTACCTACTACTTTACCTGACCACGGTATTCGAGGTTTATATACTCCTGAAGAACAGATTTTAGATAGAGCAACTCAGATAACAGGTCTACCTCCTGAAAGCCCAGCTAATCACTATATAGCACAGGCATTAGCCAAAGGTGATCCTTTCAGTGCTGCTTCGATGGAAGCTGCTAAAGAAGAAACAATGAAGCTTGTTAGAGCTGGTATCATACCCAACCCTGACTACGAAGGTTTTGGTGGGTTTCTCAGTGAAGCTGTAGATGTTGCTGGTCCGATAGCAGTTGAAATAGGATTGCCTATGTTCACAGGTATCGTGTCATCTCCTTTGTTAATTTCTCCTGAACCCTTTTCAAAAGCAGGTTGGATAGGACTTCAAGCTTCTTCTTCTACCTTTGCTAATCTACTAGCTCAACAGATGCGTATATCTTCTGGAATGCAGAAAGATACATCGTATATGGAAGCAGCAGCAGCAGGGGCTTTTGGTTTAGTTCCAGGATTAAAGACAGGTAAAGATTTAAGTACTGCTGCTACAGTAGGTATAAGAGCTGCTGAAGGTGCTTTCATGGCTGGAGGGGAAGATTTAACTCGTCAAGGTCTACAGATTTTATTTGAAGAAAGAGAAGGTTTTAAACCTATGGAGACTCTCACTGCTGTTGGAGTGGGTGCTGGACTTGGATCAGGTTTAGGTAGGTTAGAAAAAGCTTTAGTATCTTACACTCCTAAGAAAGACCCCGCTGCTCCTATATTAAGGAAAGCACTACAAGATGAGTTAAAGGAAGTTAAGAAAGAATTACAAAGGACAGAGAAGCGTGGAGCTGTTAATGTAGAAGCTAGGGATAAGGTCAAGCAGATCGAAGATAAGATTAACGCTTTAAAGCCTGATGAGGAAAGAGTGTTACAACAAGCTATTGATAGTCTTGATGAAGCTGAACAGAAACAAGCACAAGAAGTAGCAGCAGCAGCTGAAGAGTTTCAACAAAGTGAAGCAGCTAAGATATTTAAAGAAGCGGATGAACCTACTGTAGCTGTTAAAGAACAAGAAGCACCTACCACTACTCAAAAACCACAAGAAGAAGTTAGTGTTGAAGCAAAGGAAATTGTAGATGACTTTATGTCTGGTGGTGGTACTCGTGATGTAGACCCTGAGACAGGTAAACTTAAAGATAGTGAAGACGAAGTAAAAGCTAGGTTGTTAACAAGCGACACTGAAAAGCAAAGACTTATCAACGCTGTTACTAGAGCTATTGATACTGACTTAAAGAATGTTAAAGGTGGAAGAGTAGGTAAACTACAATACTTAGCTAAGGTTCAACAAGAGTTAAACAGAAGGTTAGGTAAAGAAGCAGGTGATGAATTTGCTCTTGTCATGAAAGCTTCTCAAGTATCTGACAATGCCCAAGTAGCTGATGCTATCGATCAACTAGGAGTACACATGGCAGCTAACGGTGCTATCATGGTACAAGGTTTTGATGATGTATTGAAGTTCTTAGACGGTGCTGACTTAAATAATAAAGAAGTTCTCAACAATGCAATGGTAAGTATTCATAAGTTAATACCTGCTATGATGGGTTGGAAGAAAGCTGGTTCTGCTTCAGGTAGGTTATTACAATCAAGGAAGTACGAGAAAGACATCATTGAGATAAAACAGGAACACTTAAAAGAAAAGTTAGAAGGTAACTTAGTAAGCAGTCTAAAAGAAGCTAAAGATTTAAACCCTGAACAGCTTGAACAACAAATTAAAACATTTGGAGATATACAAGTAGTTAAGAAGCTATTACAAGCTGTTCAACAAGCTGAAGATATTTCTGAAGTCAAAGATATATTAATTAAACAACAAGAAGCTTTTCAAAGTAAATCAGCTAAAGCAGTTGCTAAGAAACTGTTAAACTCTCCTTATGAACCAGGTGAAGGGGGAAGTACTTACACTAAAGTTAGAGATGTTGCTTCTGATGTAGCTTACGCTAGTATGTTAAGTAGTCCAGTTACACCCGCTAAAGTTGCTATATCTAATAAGCTTATGTCTGGTTATAATGTACTAGCAGGAGCTGTAGGGGCTAAGTTTATGGCTACTGTACCTTGGTCGAGGAATGGATTAACAAGACAACAGTTTGAAGAAGCAGGGGCTTTTTGGTCTAAAGTATCAAGTTCATACGGTAATTTTTCGGAGATAGCTAATAAAGAAGCTTTAAGAGTTTTAAAAACAGGAGATGCAGATTTACAATCACACTTTGAAAGAATAGGTGAGTCAGCTCTTTCTATGGAGCGTACTGGTCTTACAGGTGCTTTTGGTCAAACCGTAGAGAATGTAGGTAGGTTTGTTGATATTCCTGGTAAAGTATTGGCAGCAGTAGATGTGCGTACAAGACTTAACATTGCACATTCTATGACTAGAGCTAAAGCTGAAATGGATTACATAGCAGCTAAAAAAGCAGGTGAGGATGTAGGTACTTTACAAGATTACTATGACAAGTTCGTAGCTAAAGTATTTAACGAGTCTAAAACAAAAATGCTCAACGAGGACCAAGTAAGAAGAAAAGCAGTCTTAATGGCAGAGCAAGAAGGTGTTAAAGCTGAAGACCTAGCATCTTATATTGATAACTTTGTTAAAGATAATTGGAATAAAAACACAAGTAGTTTCGTTGATTTTGTTAACAGGAACTTAAAGGAAGTTACTTTTACTGAGGAGATAGGTGAGTTTGCTGAAGCTGGTTGGAAACAAAGAGCAAAAGAAGGAGCACCGATATTGGGCGATCCTAATGTAATAGAAAGAGGAAGCAGACACATTGAATCTTTCTTAAAGACATATCCATTACTTCACGTTGTATTAAATCCTTTCATGCGTACTGGTCGTAATATAACTAGAGGAGCAATGGCTTCTACAAGTTCTCTTGTTTCAGTCGCTAATGCTACATCTAAAATCCCGGGAGTTAACAAACTTAAAATAGATAGGATAGCTGAGAGGTTGTGGAGTAAGACAGCTAAAGATTTAGCAAGTGATGATCCTATCGTAGTAGCTAGAGCAAAAGGGCAACAGATTGTAGGTGCTGGTGTTATATTAGCAGCTATAGGATTATCTGAAGGAGTTGAAGATGTATTTGAATTTGTAGGTACAGAAAGCCAAGATTGGAAAAAGAAGAAGAATATCAGAGCTGCGACAGGAATGCCTGAATATACTTTGAGAGTAGGTAAAGAAGGAGAAAAGGTTGCTATTAGTCTAGCTGCTTTAGAACCTTTAAACACCATCCTAAGTATTACAGCTGATATGAAGACTCTTAACAACGGTACTGTTGCACAAAGAGAAGAAGCTAGAGGTTTAATGGAAGCAGCTGCTTTAGCTATTACAAATAACATAGCAAACAAGTCTTACTATAAAAACTTAGGAGATGCTATTAAACTTGTAACACAAGCTACAGATAGTTCCGAAGCAACTAGCAGAGAGTCTTTTAAGTTGTTGAAGAGTCTAGGAAGTACTTTTGTTCCTTCCGCTGCCAATACATTAAACTATATGTCTGATGATATCATCCGCGAGAACAATACATTATTGCAAGTCATAGCGAGAAGAATGAACGGTCTTTCTAAGCTTGTACCTCCGATGCGTGATATATTTGGAGATGTACAGACAAGAGGATTTAAGCAAAGGAAGATAGGAGGTTTGGCTTTGTTGTCTCCCTTTGGTGTGTTTACTCAGAAAGGTTCTGTAGATAAGTATGTAGACATTGACGCTGAGACTGAATTTAGAACTCTTAACATTCCTAAGATAACAAAAGCTAGTGTAAGAAAAGAAATTGCTAAAGACGGTAGAACAAAAATAACACCTGAAGTTTTAGAAGATGCGTATCAAGCTAAGATAAGTGAAGCTGCTGCTGCTGTTATAGTAGAACTAGGAGGTACACACCACTTCAACGGAGGCACTTCTAAATGGGAAGGTATGGACTTAGAGGAAATCATACATCCTGAGACACAACAAAATGCTTTTGATAGATGGCAAGAATTAACCACTCAAGTTAAACTTAACCCAATAACTGGAAACTCTTCTAAAACAGGTAAAACTTTAAAAGAGATGATTGTTGCTGTTTCTAGTCAAACGGACTTTAAGAAAAGGGTAGCACCTAAAGGAGCTTTGCCTGAAAGGTTTGAACAAGAAGATAAGAGACTTGATGCTATACGATCTATTTTTAAAGGTTACAGAGACAATGCGAGATACCAACTCCTAGAAGAGTATCCGATACTTATGGAAGACATAGAAGCTAGAGGAGAGTTACAAGAGCAATTAAGCAAACCTGCCGATACCCTAGAAGAACAAAGAGAATTAGAAAAGGCTTTACCTGGTACTGAGTTCCCTTTGGAGAGTTATAAGAAGACACAGCGTCCTTCTTTATTAGAAGAAAGATTACTGCCTTTCAGAAACTAGCTTGAACTTTTATCACAAACAAACTAATAATAGATTACCATGGCTAATACATACGTAGACTACACAGTTGGAGCAAGTCAGACGGACTTTGCATTCTCCTTTCCTTATCTTGATGACACTCATGTAGTTGTACAGCTAGACGATTCAACAGTTGATTCTCCAGGAGGTAAGTTTTATACTGTTTCTACAGGAGATTATTCTATTATCACATCCCCTTCTGCTCTTATTAGGTTCACTACTGCTCCTGAAACTGGTGCTAGGATAAGAATCAAAAGAGATAGTGCATCTGATACTGCTCTTGTAGACTTTGAGAATGGTAGTGTACTTACTGAAGTAGAACTAGATCGTGCTTACTTACATAACTTATATCTGAGCGAAGAGATTGAAGAGGGTAGTGGTAAGAACACGATGACTAAAGACCCTGTTGATGGGAACTACGATGCTGATTTATCCAAGATTAAAAACCTTGCTGATCCTACAAACCCACAAGATGCAGTAACTAAGAACTACGCTGATACTACTTTTGTTGATGTTGCTGGTGACACGATGACTGGTAACTTGGACATGGGTTCTAATAAGGTTACTTCTTCTGCTGTTCCTGGTACTGGTAATGATCTTACTAACAAGACTTATGTAGACGGTCAAGACGCACTGCAAGTTACTAAAGCAGGTGACAATATGACAGGTGACTTAGCTATGGGTGGTAACATGGTCAGTGGTTTAGGTGCTCCTATTAGTAGTGATCACTCTGCTCGTAAGGGTTATGTAGACCAACAAGACGCTCTTCAAGTTACCAAGGCAGGAGATTCAATGTCAGGTACTTTGGCTATGGGTGTTAATAAAGTAACTTCTGCTGCTGTTCCTACTGTTGGTACTGATTTAACTAATAAGACTTATGTTGATAGTGTTGATATTTTAAAGGTAAACAAAAGCGGAGACACGATGAGTGGTACGCTGGACATGGGAACTAATAAAATAGCGAATGTTCTTGATCCTTTAAATGCTCAGGAAGCTGCTACTAAAAAATATGTGGATGATACTATCACTACATCTTTTGCCACAGGGACTCCACCTCCAGCCAATCAGATAGGTACAAATACTATTACTGATTCTGCAATCACAACAGAGAAGATCAATAACTCCTCTATCACAACAGAGAAGATTAACGATGGGGCTATCACTGCTGACAAGCTTGCTAACACTGCTGTTACTCCAGGAGCTTATACTGCTACTAATTTAACAGTAGATGCACAAGGAAGGATTACAGCTGCTGCGAACGGTAGTCCTTCTCCTACGGCTGCTGAGGTTAAGACCTTATATGAAAGCAACGCGAACACTAATGAGTATGATGATACTGAACAAACGAAGTTGGCAGGTATTGCAGCAGGTGCAACCGTTAATGATACAGACTCTAACTTAAAGAACAGGGCTAATCACACAGGTACTCAACTTGCTTCTACTATATCGGACTTTGACACGGAGGTTTCTAATAACTCTTCTGTTGCAGCTAATACGGCAAAAGTAGGACTAAACGGACCAGTACAAAACGATTCTGTCATTGGACCAAATACTAATGATGTTGTTTATGGAGATGCTAGTACTTTTGAAAATGCAGGTTCAGGCACTATTAATAGCACTATGTTTGGACGCTCTGCTGGTCAATGTATCGACGCAAGTTCGGGATTAGCTAATAGGAATACAGCATTAGGGCAGTCGGCTTTAGGGTTGATTTCTTATACTCAACCTACTCCTAATGCAATTGACGGTAATACTGCTGTAGGGGGTTTATCTTTAGTTAATTGCACAGGAAGTTTTAATACTGTTGTAGGTTCAAGTTCAGCTTATTCTGGTGGTAGTGCTTATGCACATTCAAACACTACAGTTTTAGGTTCTGGTACTACAGCCACTGGAGATAATCAAGTAGTATTAGGCGACACAAGCGTTACAACTTTAAAATGTAATGTCACAAGTATTACTTCACTGTCTGATGAAAGAACAAAAGAGAATATTGAAGATAGTACTTTAGGTTTAGAGTTTATCAATGAACTTAAAACAAAAACTTTTAACAAGAAAAACCCTGCTGACTGGGAGGAAGGTATCTTAGAAGAACGTTATCAAGACAAGAACAGCGAGGAGTATAAGAGACCTTCAGATAACCCAGCTACTTATACAGGTTTAATTGCACAAGAAGTTAAAGGTGTGCTGGATAAATTAAACATAGGTGAATGGGATGGTTGGGATGAAGAACCTAACGGAGTACAAAGACTAGGTTACGGTGCTCTTGTCATGCCTTTAATTAAAGCTGTTCAAGAACTCTCTGCACAAGTAGAAGATTTAAAAAGTAAAATCTAATGACTGAACAACTCTCACACTTTCTCGACACTGCTCTAGCTGTTATTCTAGGTGTCATTGGTTGGATGATTAAGAAGCTGACTGATCGACTAGACAACGATGAAAAAAGGTTAACAAGTATTGAAGTAGAACTTGCTACTCAAAGAGAACGAGACACTGCTGTGGAGAATAGAATGAGTGGTCTTGAAACTACTGTTAAAGAGATCAACGGTAAACTAGATAGAATGATGGAGATATTAATTAAACGATGAAAAAAGGATTATACGCAAACATTAACAGAAGAAGGAAGCTAGGCATTAGTCGTAGCAAAAAGAAGTCTACAATATCACCTAACTCTTACGCTAATATGAAGAGTGGGTTTAAAAAGTGAGAAGTGTATCTATATCTTTAAGAGCTTCTGATAAATCAGCTAAAGGTGGTCTTAGTGAGTCAGGAAGGAATCGGATCAACAAGGCTACAGGTTCTAACTTAAAAGCCCCTCAGCCTGGTGGTGGTCCTAGGAAGCGTAGCTTCTGTGCTCGTATGAGTGGTAACAAAGGACCTATGAAAGACTCTAAAGGTAAACCCACTAGAAAAGCCTTAGCTCTTAGACGTTGGAAGTGTTAGATGCCTAGAAGACCTGTAGTTCGTGTTCACCCTCTTACTTTTCAAAGTAGGACTATCGCTGCGTCTGCTGGTGCGGTAGCTACGGACAACAAAGAAAAAGCAGATACTTTAGAATCACAAGTAGAATCCTTAGAGAATGAACCTTTCTTTGCCATCCTTGATGGTGGTGCTCCAGTAATGGAGGAAACTGATATATTTGACGGAGGATTAATTGATGCCTAACTTTACGAAACGAATACAACTTAGAAGAGGAGAATCCTCTTTATGGGAATCCACTAACCCTGTTTTATTAGCAGGTGAATTTGGGATTGACTTAACTAACAAGCGTGTCAAATTGGGTGACGGTGTCACTACTTGGAACAGTCTTACCTATCTTGGACCAGTACAGACTGTTGCAGGGAGAACTGGAAATATCATTCTTCAAAACGATGATGTGTTTGGTTCTGCTTCTCAAGTTAGCTTACACTCAGTAGAAACAGACCTAAGTAATCTTCGTGGCGAATTAGGAGACATGGATGATTATACGTCAGGATTAACCAACTAAAATGAATATAAATAATGAGCGTATGGTATCAAATGGGACAAGCAGTAAGAAACGTTTTAACAACTCTATCAAACAAAGCGATATTAGACACAGAGAGTAACATCCAAGCTAGGACTGGTGATGAACTAGGAGCGATGGCTTTTGCTACAGATACAAGTAAACTCTATGTTTATACAAGTAGTGGATGGGTACACGCTCAATAACTTTGACACTTTTTAAATTATAACTTAAAACTAAATACACAATGGCAAACATTCTACAACAGATCGGTACAGTAGTTAAAAGCAAGCTTGATGATAAAGTCGATAAGACTGATGCAACAGGTGACTTTATTAAGGCTGTACTAGGAATAGACACTGACACAACAACACCAACAGTTGCACTTGAATCCGATATAACTACAAGGACAGGAGATGCTAACGGCACTTTGTTCTTTGGTTCTGACTCCGCTGACTTCTATGTCTATAACGGAGGAACTTGGTATCAATTCAACAACTCTTAAAACAATATAATATGAGCGATATAGCATTAATTAATGACTCCCAGCAATCTGCGATTGTAAGTAATGGGATAGGTAAGAATGGAGAGATATACATGAAGGCAGCTGGCAGTACGGACGCTGGTGCTCTTGTTGTATATGACGCAGGTAATTGGAGGAAGTTTGAACATGAAGCTAGTTCTTCCTTTAGTAATGCATACAGTGTAGATTTTGATGGCACTAATGACTACATCCAACTGCCCAATGGCGTTCTAACTGCACTTTCAGGTACTGCCTACACGATAAGTGCGTGGTACAATTTAGATATAGTAGGGTATTATCAAATGATTTTTACTGCTAGTAGTAATTTGCAAGTATACTTTAGACCTAGAACCCCACAGGTAGGACTAGAACTTTGGGTTAATGGATCGAGTCGGATAATTCAAAACACTCCATATAGTAGTGTGGGTTCATGGGTTCACGGTTGTATTTCAGTCGATACTACAGGCACAAGTACAATGTACATAAATGGTTCTAGTAATGCATCTGCCGCCAGTGTACCTCAAGTTACTAGCATCTCAAACCCTGTAATAGGTTCTCAAAATGGTTCGAATTACTTTCTTAATGGGTGTGTAGATGAAGTAGCTATTTTTAACTCTGCATTATCTGCGTCTGATGTGTCAGATATCTACAACAGTGGAGTCCCAGCAGACCTCACTTCTTTAAGCCCTGTTAATTGGTGGAGAATGGGAGATAACGATGGTGGTACAGGTACAACAATTACAGACCAAGGTAGCGGAGGTAACGACGGTACACTTACAAACGGTCCTACCTTCTCCTCAAGCGTTCCTTCCTAACTTTTAAAATACTATGAGCAGACAATATGTAATATTAAACGCATCCGAAGTGGACACTGTTAACTTTGATGATGTACTAGAAACTAGTGTAGATACTCTTCGTTATAGCGTAGACGGTTCAGAAACCTTTGTTAAATATGAAGGACCTAAACCTAGAAGCCTATACGGAAAAGATACACTTTCACACACCGCTATGCTTACTGTATTAAACGGTGAAGCTTGGACACAAGAACTTGAGGAACTATAAGAAATGGCTACTTTAAATACAGTTACATCTTCCACTCGCCCAGCATCTCCTACAGCAGGGGAAGCTTATTTTGAAACGGATACTAATAAGATCATTGTTTGGAATGGCACATCTTGGACTGAGATTGTTTCCGACGGTACTCTTTAACAACTTAGGACTTACCTCCTATCATTAACAATAACTAAACACATATAATACTATGCCAGTAGATAATACATCTATATTCTATAAAATCGGTCAGTCTACAAAGTCTGCGATTGCTGTAGAAGAAACAAGAGCATTGGCTGCAGAAGCAGTCTTGCAAACGAACATCACTGCTGAAGCTTCCTCAAGAGCCAGTGCTGATACTACCCTTCAAAGCAATATTGACACTGAGGCTACAAGCCGAGCAAGTGCTGATACTACATTACAAAGCAACATCACTGCTGAAGCTTCTTCGAGAACTTCTGCTGACTCTGCTTTACAAAGTGAAATCGACGCTACTCAAAGTGGTGCTGGTCTTGGAGCAGGTGGTTCTTATACTGCTAACTCCTCTACTAACTACCTTGCTTCCGTAGGTAACTTGGTTGCAGCTGATGAAGCTCTTGACTCACAAGCTAAAACAAATGCTGACGCTATCTCTTCTGAAGCTAGTTCACGTGCATCTGCTGATTCCGCTTTACAAGCTGAGATTGACGCAGAAGAAACAGCTCGTGCAGCAGCCGACAGTACTCTTCAATCTAACATTACTTCCGAAGCTTCTTCTCGTGCGAGTGCTGACTCTGCTCTTCAAGCTGAAATTGATGCTGAAGAAACTGCTAGAGCTTCCGCTGATACGACTCTTCAAAGTAACATTGATACCGAAGCAAGCAGTCGTTCAGCCGCTGATACAACCTTACAGTCAAACATTGACTCCGAGGAAACTGCTCGTATAGCTGCTGTTTCTGGTGAAGCTACTGCACGTAGTTCTGCTGATACAACACTTCAATCGAACATCGATAGTGAAGCTACAACAGCTCGTTCTGCTGAGGCTGCTCTTGATGCTGCTAAAGCTAACCTTAGTGGTGCTGCTTTTTCGGGTGCTGTAAGTGGTACTGATCTTACCCTTAGTGGTAACTTGACTGTTAACGGTACAACTACTTCCGTTCAAACAACTAACTCCGAGATTAAAGATTCGATTCTTTTAATCAATGACGGAGCTGGTGATTCTACTAACAACGCCAACGATGCTGGTCTTATTATCGAGCGTGGTTCTGGAGACGGTGGAAACATTGCTGCTATCTACGACGAAGGTGAAGACATGTTTGCTTTCTATAAAACATCCGCTGGTTCTACTTCTGTTGACATCTCTGATGATGACTCAAGTGCTGAACTTATCGACGTTAATTGTAACGACGTGGTTCTTGGAGACGGTAACAATCTTGGTGATTTAGCAGACTTTACTGCTGCAATGGCGTAAGACTGTCATGGCGAAAAGTAAAAAGAGTTCTTCTATTACGATTCGTCTTCCCGATGACTTACAAAAAGCAGAGGTCGCTGGTATAGCTAAAAAGTTAAATATCAGCACCTCTGCTCTAGTAAGTGGGTGGATCAACGAAATACTGAAGAGTTTAAAGAGAGAGAGTTAATATGAAAACGCAAGAAGAATTAGGTGAGTTACAAGTTCTACTAACAGATACTTTAAAGAAGGGTATCAAGCTGATGCACGTCACTGAGGAATATAATCCTTCCCTTCTTAACTGTGCTAGACAACTACTCAAGGATAACGATGTTGTTCTTATGAGCGGTAAAGATACTCCACTTAATGACTTGCTAGGAGAGGTTCTACCTTTCGAAGAAGACCCAGAATTAAAACAGAAACTATAACATCAAAAGAGAGATAAAGTAGGGTCATCGCTGAGTATTCGGAGGTGACCCTCTTTTGTTACAATGGCAAATAAACTAGCACAACTAAAAGACTTCCGTAACTTCCTGTACATAGTTTGGAAACATCTTAACCTACCTGA